CCCCATCCAGTTTAATCATACGATCATTGATACCATCATAGATCGAAACATTAGGGGCGAGCAACTGGATATTATCACTATCGCCCGATATGATGATATGGTTGTCCTCGGGATGCAGTTGTATCCATCTGGCAATGAAGTCATCACCTTCACAACCCCGTGCTTGTAACACAGTCATACGGGTTTTTTCTTTAAAGAATTCCATAAGATCAGTCAGAACATCTCGGAACACTTCTTGTTCTTCTTGTTCACGAGGTGATAGGAGCTTACGTGAAAGAATGCGCTTGGCCTTGTATTCGGGATAATGATCATATCGCCATGAGCGGCCTTCTCCTGCTACCACTACATGATCTATTTGATGATCACGATAGATTTTTTTCATAGAGTTGAAAACAATATGAAGAGCCATCCCTGCTTTAGTGAATGCATCTCCTGAACATACATGATGGGCGCGATTGAATAAGTTGGCAGCGTCGAATATTGCAAATTTCATATCCAGATAATAACGTTTGACCTTCTTGGGATCAATATGTTAATATGAAAAAAAGGAGAAATTATGAAAAAGTATGATAGGTCGGATGATTGGTATGAAAACAAATATTTAAGCAAAGGCTATATTACCGATATCTTCAACCAAGCCCCAACCCCCAACAACACTATTAATGGTAGTTCAGTAATGCCTGAAGTGACTAAAGACCCAATTGTGGTTCAAGCATCAATGGAACTCGATTATGGTATTTTTGAGAAGTTCCCGCATGATGTTCAAATGCAATTTCTTAGGAATCGTGTAGATATAACCGACCCAAATGACGAAATTTTTGAACGAAGTTGGTTAAACTCTAACTGCACTGATCTCTATACTATAAAAGAAGAATTGGATAACGAGGATAGCGTGATATACTTCGCTAACCATGATGACAAAATATTGTTTATAACCCATTATACCTAATGGGTTATTCTTTTCCATGCTGGCTCTAAACGACCACGTTCTATATATTCATCAATATCAGATGATCTTGTAATACAATATGTGGATAAGGAAACTATGTCAATAGTAATACTAATTGGGGTTTTGTGTCTTGACACAAACCATCTGGTTGCCTTTGCAGCTTCCAAGGCATTTCTCGCATCAAGTATCAGGCCAGAATCTACCGTATATCCCAACCTAACCCAACCTTTCATAACAGTGGCGGATTTTGTGGTATCAATGTCATGAAGCACTATGTCATCGGGTTGAAACCCAAACCAATCTGGATTTTGCATAACCACATCAGCATGATCGGAAAAACTATGGATATTATCATAATTATACCAATCGATTAAGTAGCTTTCTTGTGTTCTGGGATTGTACCAGTATCCTATCTCGCTTATTTCCGAATATCTCATTCAATTATTTATTGATATTAATGGGACAGACAGAAAAGGATCAAATCCTCGTGGCTCTTGACATCAATTCGATATTTCTCGTCAAAGAACAAATATTCCGAGTTTCTGATATTTTTCCAAGTATATGATTGATATACCGAAGCATATAACGAAGTATTTACCTTGGCCACAATGACGGGTTGTATACCCAGAGACGGTGGATGCAGAATGAAGAAGTGGGAGCAACCGTTACCAAAAGAATGGCCAAGATATTGAAATATAGGAGATTCGGTTCCCACAGGCATCATTGCATTTTCTAATTCAGTAATAAGTTGGTCATAGCTCCAATGCTGATATTCATCATTGCGTAGCGCCCTTGTATTTCCAACCTTCATATACCCGATCCTTTTATGTTACAATCAAACCTCTATTGATAGGCGGCGTCCCCAGAGACGCGCTGGCCTCCATACGACAAACATCTTGGAACCAAACTTGAATGATTGCTTCATCAGAAGTCCCAGCATATCCCGCTTCTTTCAATTCGTTAATCCAAACGTCGTTCCAATCAAACTCGAAGAAGTAACTATCGGGGCCTTTTGTTTCATCAAGGAAGCCATCATTTATAACTTTAATCCAAGGCTCTCCCCTGAGCGTTGCAATCTGTTTTTCTGCTTCTAAAGCAGTGATTTCGTTTCGTTCGAGAAGCGCCATAACGAGCGATACTTGCCGTTCCACAGGATCGGAAATTAATTCGGCTTTCTTGTCAGCATATTCGTTATCAGATATTAGACCATAGCGATGCTTGATTTCCAACTCGACGTGAAGGAGATCATCCCCCGTATAATTGATTTCTGCGAGTTCCAATTCAAGCTCCATACCATCATAGTAATAATGAGCCTCTTGTTCTCTGCGGAGGTTACCAGACAGACCCCATGATGATGGTAGCCACGAAAAAGGGATTATTCTAAAAATTCTCATACTTGTAATTATATAGAAAATGGGAATATAATCAATAATATTCAATCAATGGATGACGAAATATAAGATTGCGTTCATCCCAACCCTGATACGTGGCTGCAAAATTGGGGTCAGTAACACCTTTGTATCGTTTTACAAACTTTACATTATTGCCGTACATTGGTTTTGACGAATCTCGTGGGATTGCAATCGTGTCTTTCTTTGCAATGTCAGCAAATCTTTTTGCTGCATTTCTTGACACCAATATTTTTGTTAAAAATGTATCAAGAGGCGTGATGGCGGATCGGGTATATTCTTCAGCTTCAGATCGCCTGATTTTTTTGAAATAAGGATCATCAATGGCTTTATCTACAGGGTTGGCCTTTGATGGTCTCCATGCCCAATAATGATAATCGAACGGAGATATCTTAACAGATTGTCGCAATTTGGTCTGATTGAGAACAAATATAACATCCGCGTGACGCCATTGTTTTGCAAAAGTCAAATCACGGGTTAGTGAAACAAACGAATATTCGGTATTATCGGATGATGTAGGGTAATAGGGTTCTCCATTTTTGAAAACTCTACTTTCCTGCCCCTTAGGAAGTATCTCGTTGTTTTTGATTATATTAATAGCCGCTAACAAATTAGTGCTATGGTAAAGAGGAGCATATACCCCTTCAGTAAGTTCCCAATATCTCATCTCGTAACCAGTCTGCCAAAAGAGGTTCCGTAATGCGTGGAATATTTACTAATCTCAGTTCGATCATGGACATTTTTATAAAATTTACATATTTCAACAAGACCCTCTTCATCCATATCCATAATGGTTTGAATTATTCCCGCCCATTCCGCTGCTTGTGTTTTCTTTGAAAATAGCCCGTATTGTTCAATAATAGAAACCGACGCTTTTGAAAAGTTATCTCCAACTTTGAGTATCTCGATTATGCGAGTGACTAATCTTTTCACCGCTGGAACCTTGACTTGTAAGTATGATCTACCTGCATAATATTGGTTTAATAACTTAACTATGGTGGGAGCCATGTGGCGGCGCATATAGGTATGTTTGTCCACAATTTTACCATCATGATCCTTAATCGGAACTATATCCGATATGATCTCCAATGCATCTGTGAACGATACACCGAGATCGGATATTCTCTTAACTTCTTGTAAAAAGGATTTCTGGTCAGCAGTGAAACCAATGCCTACGTTGCCAATCCATACTGGTATACCTTTTTGTTCCTGCTGTATTAGATAATTGATTGATCGGCCAGCAGCATCAAGAGATGCTTGGAGAAATCCATCAGTCTTGTGATTATCATATAGGAGCCATTGTAATCCTTTTTCTGAAAATAGGTCAAACATAATACACGTCCCCAAGAGATAGTTGTCTAATGGTGTGACTATTTTGGTTTCTATGCGTATTTCTCGCTCATCATGACTTTGATATTCGCTACCAACGTAACCATGATCATCATAATGATGCGCGCCATATTGCGAAATGAGTTTCTTAGCATCCAGAACGAATTTGAAGTCAAGATGCGAACGACCCACTACATGCTGCAATGAACGATCCCACGTGGTGGATAATTCGCCTGTATGCGATTTCAAAGCATTGTGTTCCATCGCGTATGCGTATGAATGGTGATCACAAAGGTGATACAGATATTGATAATCTTGAGGGGAAACCGTGTTTCCTTTATATTCACTTAATCGCATTATCTATTTATAGAGAAAGGGCGGATATTATCCGCCCTTTCCATCTCATCTACAGCCACTACCGTAGCAGACAAATCACCTCCTGAAAAAAATATCTGGTAGATGAGACCTATCACCTCACCACTTGGCGGAGATAGTAAGTATGAGAACCAAGACCAGTCTCGATTTCCATACCCAGCAAACCATTACCCTTATGGGTAAATTTGAGTTTGCCGTTTCGGCCCTTTCCGAGCTTCAACATCATAATGAACTTATCAACTGGAAATGTCAACATATTATCCAGCATTCCATCAGTTTCACAAACCGTCAACATACCCGATTGCATCGAACTGGCTTCCTGTCCAAACGAACATACCAACTTTTCATCAATAACCGATATCCCAAAATACTTGTCAACTTCTGCATACAATCCAGCAAAACTCGCAAAATCTGAGAATACATCCATATCATCAACCACAGCGGTCCAAGGAACCGTTGCCATGACCTTGGGGTCTGGCTGTTGAGGAATATGAGCAGAAGCCATCAATCGATATATAGATTTCATCCTACCATTACGAAATTCAAAATTATCAATTACCGTCTCTTCTCCCATAGTTCGGGTCTTGGGAGTCACAATTGTTTCCTCTGGCTTAATTTTCAATAACCCAGATAGCATCTTGAGATTCATGATGCCGAATTCGCCACGAGCAGAAGGTAAAGGAATGAGATCAGATTTCACAAACACAGTTTTGTCAAGATCATGGCCCTGTATCATAGTAGATTTATCTGTAGCGGTTACTTTGAGAACCTCGATACCCGATACCGCACACATCGTGGTTATTTCGCTCAATATGGAATGAATTGACATTTAATCTTTCTACTTTCTTTACTCAAGTATTGCAATATTCAAAATACAAAAAATTCTTCGCCGCCAGCGATTTTGGTATCTTCAAGCGGCCAATTTAGAACACCAACAAGATTGTTAATCTTCTTATCAATAATAACTTCTTCCATACCCATATCATCAAATGGTAATTCTTTAAACCATTGGGGAAGTTGTAATTCGTCAATAGGATATGCGATGCTATCCATTCGCATCATATTGGGTTTCAATTTGCATACTATGATACGAGTCCCGTCAGTGATCCTCATGGCAAATTTATCTTTATGATCATTACACATTTGATTCCAATTTAGGGAAGCAAGAACATGACCGGGGACACGGTTCTTGGCAGTATCACCCTTACGTCTCTTATCCGTCAATCCCATACGTTGAGAATTTTCAATCATACCTCGGTATTTTGATAGATTGGATACCTTCTTCGGGCTACCTTTCTGCCATGCGGGGAACTTTTTAAATTCGTGTCTGAAAGTTTTGATGCGTTGAATAAGTTCTGTTGGTTCGCTACCAGTAAGAATCGATAACAACAATTCTTGGAGAAATTCCTGCATGAATTGGGGAGTATCGGCGCGCTTAAGATCAAGACCCATTGCCTTCAATTTTCCGGGAGAGTTCCCTTGATCAAGGCGTGTTCCTTCAAGATCATATATCAGTGCGCCATATTTCTTCTTTTTAATGAATAGAGCACGGCTTGCAACAAGCTCTCTACCCGCAGCAATAATAGCACCTCTTTCCAAAGATGTATTAAATGTCTTATGCATAAATTCAGGGAAAGTAGCATTTACCGCATCAGCAGCCGCATCGTATAGTTCGATGAATTGCTCACGGGTAGTATCGGGGGATACAAGGTGCGCGGCAGTGAAATAGCAACTGTCTGTGTCAGCATACACAAGTGTCTCCCCTAAGAAATCATATTCTCCCGTGAAGGTTCTATTAACCTCTGCGTTCATGTGACGGACAATCGAGCGACCAGTCAGAGTAACGGATTGACCCATGCGCTCATCAGAGAAACGCAGAGCTTCATTCAAAAGAGCGCCATATAGGGAGTTGAGAAGAATTTTTCTGGTTTGTTGTCTACTATCCCAGAATGCTATTTGACCCTTCACATACGATACTTGATCTTCATCAGGGACTATTTCATACTTACCATCATTGAGTTCGATATGTAGACCATGCTGTTTTAGGAATACTGCTATTTCTTTCGGATCGGCTCGTTTTAATATTTCGGGGAAATTATCCATAATTCAACATACCATATAGGAATAATGTTTGACAATTTTAAAATATCGGATAGGCATTACAGTATGAGCAACGGTAACGACTACGCTAAAGCATTCATGATGGGTGCAGTTCTGAACGCTTTCGCAAGCGCAATTGGGGACTGTATCCGTTTCATGTTTAAACATCCCATCATTACCTTGATGGGATTTCTCGCATATATTGCTTTTCAAAAAACATATGAATTCTTTGGTCTTGACGTGATGCCTATTAACGAGATCGTAACGATGTCTCCGAGAGAACTTGATAACGAGTTCTCTCTCATTGACTGCACACCTTTGGAATGCATCTATACCAAAAATAGCCTTGGGATTTTCTACCAAGGGCAAACAATCAGTGGTATGAGTTTCGATGCAAATATTCATAAAATTGTAAGCTTTGATGATGAGTTCTATTGCTATGCGCTTTATCGCCTTGATCTCAAGTGCGCTCAACCCATTAGTGCGAACGTAAATGTGATTACGTGGCGAACACAGGGATATGATCTCACCTTGACTATAGCAGATACTATGCGCCCGAATCAGTGGACGATTTCTCGGAATCAATAATTGGTCCCATAAGATCGGCTATAACTTCCGCTCGTTTTTCCGCCTCATCATCGCCCTCGCGTTTTTTGAGTTCCAGTAGCGCATTTTTGTGCCACGGTAAAATAGGATAAGAAAGAGCAGAGATATCATCTTGAGTGAGATCAGGAAGCTTATACAAAAGTTCTTGAATATGGGGCTTGTGGCGTGCTTCTGACATGAATACCTTAATGATATTTCTACCCGCCAATCCAATATTGTTCTCGCTCATAGCTCTTTCATCTCTTTCATAATCGCGTGAGCAAGATCATCAGATATACCAACTCCCTTGGAAACATCAGAGTATATTTTCTTCATCCCCTGCATCTCCTTACGTTGCTTATACCATTTCGCAAGCAGGAGGGGAATAACGCCATCGCGATCAGTCTTAAAGATCGTCCCATTGGCCGATATGCAAAGATTATTTTTGGGATTGAAGATGTATTCGTAAAGCTGTGCACCAGTAAATTGTTTAGTCTCTCCGTTATCGAAATCAACAGTCAAGATAGCATCATCTTGCGCCATCATGTGTTCGACTTCAAGGGTAGCAAATATTCCATCCCAAGCTTCAGCACGCTTTGTTCCTTCAGCTATCCTCTTTGCCACCAGAGCCTTTGTCTCATCGCTCCTGATCTGCCCCACAATGGTTTCTGGGGATATATTAAGGGCGCGGATGGCAGATGGATACAGAGAATTGATATCTACTGCACCAATATGAGAATGCAATCCTACTTTTGGTTTAGCCACATAGGCACCCACAACAGGGGGCTTTTTGTAATCCTCATCATCGTCATCGTCATCAAACAAATCATCACGATCATCATGTTCGATAATCTCTTTAGCTCGTCTGTTAGGAGCAACCAGACCCATCTCGTGAATTTCAAGCATGATAGCTTGCTCAACGAGGGCAACTGATCCCATAGTGGTTTTAAACAATACACAATTAACATGGGCGATCTGATTGGCAAGTTCGAGGAACTTCTTCTTTTGATCAATCTTTACCAGTAGGGCAACGTCCTGACGGGAATATTCAATGAACTTATAGAAGTCCTTTTTGTACAAATCGTCAAGAGTTCCCTCGTAGGGTATCTTGTTTTCCCCTACTTCAATTTCACCTATGAAATCCAAACGATAGCTGTGTTGTTGTTGAGGATTATGTTTTTGGTATAGGGCGAGATAGTCAAGATGAACTCTACCAGAGAAATCATATGTAGGATGTTCCTTGCCATATTTCATTACTTCTCGCGGGCGTGGGTATTGATCCCACAGACAAAGTTTTTTAAGGAGATCATCACCCACTGTTCTGTTAATTCTATTAACCAGATAGGGAACGTCGTATGTTTCAGAATTCCATCCACTGAGGACATCCACGTCATCAACCAAGTCACAGAACGTTGTCAGGAGGTCATTCTCATTATCAAAAATGAAAGTATCGGGAAAATCCCTACATAGCTCAATGGCTTCCTCAAGTTCAAGAGTTGGTGGACATAACGCTACCGTTATCAAACGATCTATATTAGCAAGATATATGGTGATGGCTGTAACTGGATTGAATGGATCATCAACAGGAGCAAAGCCCCTATCATCATCAAACCCAGTCTCGATATCGAAGAAGCATACATTCGGGACAGGCGAGTTTGCGCCTTTATAATGCGTTTCAAGAGCACGGAATACTGGATTGATATCCGATTCCAGAATAGTATGTAGGGGTGCCCCGTTCTTCGCTACTGCTGATTGTATCTTCCCAAGCTCGTTACGAAACTTTTGAGGATTGGTGTTACTATATCGCTTACACGATTCGCCATGCATTGATCTATAAGTTCCAGCAGGGTGGGTGTAATAGAATACATGTTCAGCAGGGAAGTCAATGAACTTTCGCCCCTCTGGATGACGTTCAACAATACGTATTAGATTTTTCTTGTGATCATAGAAGGCGTCAATATACATTAGCGGTATTCATCCCATGCAAGTGAGGCCATAGTGGCATCATCTATATTTTTGAACCTAAGGAATGTTGCTATTATTAATTTTCGCTTACCCACGGTTTCCTTGATAAACTTTATTTCGTGTTCACCAGAGATATTTTCTCTAATCCATTCTCGTAAACGTTTAATGTCACGACCAGTATGTATGCGGCCAAGGGAAAGATGAGGCCAAGTAGCTTTTTCTAAACGATTACGTGTTGACAGAGGAAACATTATCTCTACTATACCTTTTCCATATCATTAAGTCAAATTCAGCAACTGGCATTTTACTCTCTTTAGCAAATTCGAGAAACTTAGCTTCCAATACTTGATATTTACTTCCCGAGGGAGTTGCTTTTGGCACATCCACTCCTCTTGATCCCAAATACTTCAATACATGAGTATCAAGGGCTGCATATTGTTGATCAGGGCGTGTCATCATAAGGAACATACGGGCGGTCTTAGGTCCAACACCATATATGGCTTCCAGATCATTGATATTTGCGGTCTGTAAATCAAGATTGGTTGATTCTCGAAATGCTCGTGATATGCGATTATACTGCCCAAGGCCAGACATCTTTACACTGTTGAGTAATTCATCATCGGACAGTTGTTTTATCTTTTCGAACGGAGCGTTGCCATGTAGTTTCATTAGAAAATCGTTTAATAATCGGGCTTGAGTTTGTGCAGTCTTCCCAGCCACACAAATACAAAATAACCAAAAGAGTTCTAATTCTATTGTGCTACGGTGGAAGTTTATTACATCCCGAGGGTTGATAAGATAGTCCATCAATAAAAACTCCAATACATACTTCGTTCTCTACTTCCTTCAGGTCCAGAGTATTCGAATGAATATAATTCATCCCCAACGACTGCTATATTGGGAAGGCCAGAATTTATTGATTTTACAACTTCTTGATTATCCGATACTTTACCATAGCTATCTGTTCGGTTTACAGTCCATCGGAACTGGTCTGCCCAAAAACCATTTTGGTTAGATGTATACTCTTTTTCAGTAAAAGTACGACTGGCATAGCCGTATTCATTTTGTGGAACATAACCGAACCCAGACGCATCGATGGTGGTCAAATCCCCCATCATAAATCTAACATGTTGATTCCATAACCAATCTTCAGGAATGTCAAGCTGTTTAGTACGACCACATGCCTTATCTCTAATATATGAGAAATATTCAGTAGCATGAACTCTTTTCTCATAATCTTTGTTTGGGCATTTACTATGATATTTCATATTATTCATTACCTGATTATACACATTGATTTGTTCTTCCAATAATTCTTTCTTTGGCTATATTGAAAAATACACTATCTTTCTCAATACCATAGAATATTCGCCCAGTATTAACACATGCAACTCCTGTAGTTCCTACCCCCATTGTGTTATCAAGTATTGTATCATTTGGATTAGAATATGTTTTAATAAGATATTCCATTAATCCTACTGGTTTTTGAGTCCCGTGCCAGACCTTCTTCTCTGTCTCGCTCTCGGCTGTTTTGAAATAAATAATATCAGTAGGATATCTACCACCTTGTGAAACATTTTCCACTGGTATTATTTTACCATCACCATTAACAATAGTATGTTGGTTTATTTTTTCCATTATAATTTGGGGATAGTCAGGTCTTGACTATCCCGTATTTCCTTTCCCTAACCGATCAGTTTAGTATACCCAAAATATCTGATTCTTTCATTACAATGAGGTCTTCGCCATTAACTTTGATCTCGGTGCCCGACCATTTACCGAAAAGTACTCTATCCCCGATCTTAACATCCATTGGAATAATATTTCCATTTTCGGCGCGGGTTCCCGAACCTACGGAGATAATTTCACCTTCAGCAGGCTTTTCCTTAGCACTATCAGGAATAATAATTCCCCCTAATGTTATTTCTTTTGCTTCTACGCGGCGCAATAACACACGATCATGTAGAGGGCGGAATGAAATATTAGTTTCCATCTTTATGCTCTCCCTGCGGCAACCAAGAGTTCTTCAATAGTCTCTACGGCTTCCTTATCATCCTCCAGCGACTGCTTATGGACAGACTTCGCAGCCTTCATCAACAGTGCGGGCTTGATACCCAATTCATCCGCCAATACCTTACTCAAATCGGTAAGAGTGCCCTTACGGTCTTCGATTTCCTGAAAAGTGCTCAAAGCCTGATCAATGAACTGCTTGATCTTCTTCTTCTCGGTGTCCGAGATAGTACCTTCTAACAAACTCATTTTTACTTACTCTCTTTTTGTTTGTGTTATGTTGTTTAACAACAAACTCTTGATAGCAATTCTCAATAGCTGTTTGCAATATCTTTATTCAGAATTATTCAACCACTTGACTCGTTCCGATAAGGGAACCTCTCTACGTGAATGCCTATCAATGAAGTAAAAAGGGACGGCTGGAATATCCAAGCTTGAATACCATCCGCCAAAAGAAGTCGTCTCTGTCCATCTCTCCATTTCAGGAGATATCGCAGTAGTGATTTCATATAACATTTGTTGTCTACGGATGTTAAAATCATCATGTTCGTAATCTTCGGAATTATCAACAAGATCACGGGGATGAAGACTGATATCAACAGATTCATCTTCAACCGCCAGAGATGTGATATATTGTGTTAGATCAGTTATGCCACCAATGACGAATTCTTCCATTTCGTCACTCGAAATTTTCCCATAGATACCTTTAGCCATTACCCCACGAGGGCGTTTCCTTAAGTATTCGTCGCGAATAGGGAGAATTTTATATCTATTACGTAACTTATTATAATCAAGCCCTAATCTCCATGACTTAATACCCGCTACTGCATAAGTATTTGAAATATCAAAGAAACGATTGCGCGTAAGGCTACTACCGCGAATTGATTTTCCACCTATGTTATGTTGAGTATCACCAGATAGGGATTCTGACATTAATATATTGTACAGACCATCCGTATTGGTAAAATGATAAAGCTCCATAGATCGGGCTTCATTAAGTTCATGTAATCGCATGTATTATTTATGTGCATTTTTGCGTGTTCTTACCGCACGATACTTCGTTCCCCTGTCAAGATTAACAAGGGTTAAAATAGCTTTTATTTCATCAAAATCTCGTTTACGTATCTTCAAAACAAGATTTACAGTATTCATAGATTTTGCAGATAAAAATCTACATAACAACTTATTTGCCCGTCTTGATGGTGTGAACACTCTTTGGTGGGAAAATTTAGCCAGAAAAGGAATACCAGATTCCACTCCCGGGTTAGATATTAACCCGAGGTGGATAACTGCCACGTTTTTAATCGTTATGATCAATTTTTCTCACCATGCTGTGATCCCCGCACGCAATTAAAAGCAGGAAATCGCAATGAATACTTGTTTGTTCCTTTTGCTTCTTCATTTTGCGTTAGTTCATCAGCATGAACCTCGACAATAAATCCTATGATTTCTTGTGGATTATTCCAATAATAATCACGCAATTCATCACTCAGCCCAGTGGCTACATTAGTTTCAATATATCGGCCATCATCAGTGCCTTTACACACTAATGCACCAAGAGTATGAGCATACTTTCCATTAGGATCGCCTTGCTCAAGTCCAACTACCTCAAGGTCAAAAGATTGCCACGGTTTCCATTTCAACCAATTTGTCCCTTTGCGACACTCATAGGGAGCTTCGGGAGACTTGATCATAAAGCCTTCAAAAATATTAGAATCTCCCGCTTGACGAGCGGCTTCCAAAACTTCTTGTTTAAAAGTTTCCATTGCGGCTTGGCCTTCTGGGGTACTGAGATTGACCTCAATCTTGGGCAAAACGGTAACCGAGGACATATTCTCGGTCTGGAATAGTGGCAACAAACCACATAGAGTTTCATGACGTTTGCGCTGGGTAATCTTCGATATTCCATTCAGGAAATCAACAAGTGGGACCATATCAAAGAGTTGAAGCTTATGGTGGCTTGTGTTCACCGATGTTTTGCGATTCAATTGACCCATAAGCTCTTGGAAGGTGCGAGCAGTGACTTCACCATCAAAGACTGTTGAAAACGGCAAGTGTGGAATAAGACGAGAAAACTGTTCCACAAGATGGGGATAGTTCTCTACGGGATTTCCATTACGTGTATATTGACGGACTTCTTTATTCTCAATATCCACGACCGTGAGAAGTCGCGCGCCATTGAGTTTGACATCAAGGAACTTCGGACCAGTCAGTTTCTTTGGATGATCATCCCCCGACTTGGCCAATTGACATTGGAATTCTGGAACAATATATTGTTTGGCTTCAGGTGTCCCGATACGATTCAAAACCTTATTGATTGTTGAAGAACTAACGCCAATTTTGAAATCTTTGAGAAGGATGCGCCTATAGAAATAATTCCAAACGTCTACATCGGAACGATCAGCAGCAGCTTTCATTGCTGAAATAGCCGCATTTCCCGTTAACTCTCGCTTTCGGAGACGTTCGGCAAATTTCATGAAATCGGAAAAGGATAGTTCACCCGTATCGTATTCATCTTCAATAAGGGTAACTTTCTTGATACCAAAGCTAACAGTCGCATCAAGGGCTACACGAGCCGCAGAGAAAAATTCTCTATTACCATTTTGGAACGCAGATTCGAGGAGAAGTTCTTTGTCATTTCTCCCGGGAGTTTCTCCCAATCGCTTAATGAGATATACAGTATTCATTGATTCTCCAATCCATTATCGGTTGCTGCATACATCTCCAAATTCTTTTTCCATTTCGCCAACTTCTTCCCCACAACATCAAGAACAATATCCTGTGTTGTATTCATGAAAGCGAGTCGTGCGGCTGCTTCAATCCCCTTGATGATCGAGCCAATTGCGCCAATGTCATCATCTTCCATTAGATGCGTAGCAGTGTTACCCACTGATCCTGCAATACGGCACAATACCGCATATACATCAACTGGCTTCTTATTCTGGGCAGCAGTATTGATTGCTGGAATAATCAAATAAGGCACGTTTGGCAACTTCGTATCCGTGAGAGCAACATCAACCAATACAATCATAGTATCAATTGCTTCTTCCCGTAGATCGTCCCATGTCTTATTTTTATAATTGTGTTGAGATGTTACACAAAGATATGCTTCAGCACTTTCACCGAGTTCTTCAAGAATTTTTAGAAGGCGGCGCGATA